TTCTTCAAAAGTATCGGTGTAATTACCTTCTTGTTGAATAATTTTTGCATCCAATCTTGCTTGATCGACCCAGTTGTCGGATGCAGGTGTTAATTCAACAGTACCATTCCAGAAACTAATCAAGAAAGGAGTTACACTTTCAGTTCTAGTTGCAAATGTTTGTGATAAGTATTCAACTTCTGCATAGTCCAAAGAAATAATATCATTTGCTTGTTTTCTAACATTATTTCCTTCAATTTCAGCAAAATTAATATCATTTGTAGCATCAGTATCTACAACAGGTCCATGAACTAAATCAACAGCAGTTGTATAATGCTTTGGTCTCAATTCACCATATTCTCTGTCAATGGAGTTCTGAATACCATATTTTGCATCTTGAGTTTTAAATCCAGAGAAATTATCAACAAAGAATCCTGCTTTAAATCTATTAAGCCCATCATTATCAGAAACAAAAAGATTAGCAGTTTCTTTTTCTAATAAAGATAGTGTTGTGTAATATTCAAGATTCTTGATTCTGTCTTCAAGTTTCTTGATATCTTGCATTCTGAATCTCTTATATTCGGCAAAAGAGATCTTTGCTTCCTCTGATCTGTATAAGAAAGGTGGAAGATTAATTGTACAAATCTCAATCGCATCATTAATTGGATTTGGTCTTACCGGATCATCTGATGGTGCTCCATAAACAACTTGGAATTTTCCGTCCTTAGACAAGAAAACTCTGTCAATTCTTCCTTGATAATAAGAAATATCTGCAGTAATTGCTTCATCAGAAGCAAGAACATTAGATGCAGATTGTCCTGAAGAATCGTATGATCTACCTAAGAACTCTAACGGTGATCTAACATCAATATCTACCGTGTAATTAGAAACTCTAGGTCTGATATCAATAATATCACTTGTTCTATAAATATCGACGACTGCAATATCATTAGTATAATCAAAATTTTGATAAGAATTAACAGTTGTTACATCACCATCATCTGTAGATTCAAATGATCCACTAGAGAAATAAATTTTAATTTGATTAGATGGTGACTCTGCTTTATTTTTTCTTCTTATAACACCATAGTTGTAAATGGTATTTTCTTGACCAGTTCTAAAAGTGTAATTTGGAGATATATTAAAACTTGGAGTTGAAAGTGTAGAAACTCTAGCAGATAAATTTGAATCCGCAAACTCTACAGTTTCTCCCTCGACAAATACAGATTCATTTTTATAGATAAACGAAATTTCAGAACTGCTTACGATTTCCGCAAGAATTGCCACTGCCCCACTTGTTTGTCCTGTGATTGTTTCACCAATCAAAAATTCTGATGTTGTTGTGGAGGTGCTATTGATATTTAATAAAGTAGATCTAGGAGCAGAAGCAGCACTGGTGTCTGCAGATTCATAAATTCCATGAACTTCTATAACATCTGGGAAGTTTAATGCAATAGTTTCATCTTCTACTCTAGTTCCAAAAGGATATGCACCAAATACCAATCCATTATTAAGGGTGGTTGATCCAATACCAGATCCCTCAAGTTTTGATTTGTTTACAATAATACTATTAACTGGAGTTTTTATTTTTACTTTTGCCTTTGGATTTGTTTTTCTAAGAGTTGCTACTAAAGAACATTCATTGCTATTAGAACCTAATCCTCTTATTTGTAAAGTTTTACCATCAGCACCTATATCAAATTTGTCTGATGTTAATACTTCTGTAGCTCCATCGGATCTAGTTAACAAATATCTCTCTTCATCAAAAGGCAAGAAGGTCTCATTATCTCCTGCTTGTGCTGCTGCAGAAAGTTGATTCGATGCAATATTAACAGTGAACGTTTTTCTAATTGTTAAAACGGACTCAGAAATATCTACATCAGAAATATTTGGTTTTGGTAACGGAGTAAATAAACTATTGTCTGAGGAAGATGCTAAATCTGAGGTAACTATTTTAAAGTCAGTTACGTTTAATGTAGATGATGGCAAAAATCCACTTGCAATACCAGTGACAGTGGTAACACCTTCAACTTCAATATGTGTTGTTCCGACACTAACTACTCTTGCAACAATAGGATCTTCAGTTAAAAGTCCAGATGTGGTATCTGAATATTGAACAAGATCATTTTCTTTTACAATAGTACCTGGGAATCTCTCATTTGGACTGCGTACCGTGCTTACCCCACCAGACAATGCACTAACGGTTGCAATGCCAACGATAAACTTGTCAGATTGAATTACATTTGCACTAAATGTATTGATACCGGTGATTCCTGCATCAAGTTCAGTTGTATTAGAAGTTCCGTAGATAGATTTTACATCAGAAACACTATTTTCTGTTACAGCAATAGCAATTCTTCCATTTTGAATTCCATTGAAAGTAAGTACTTCGTTAGGAATAAACGATCCTGAAGTTTCATATACAGTAATTGCTGTTCCTGCGTTTACACTATATCTTAAGAAACCTGTAGCACCACTTGATTCACCTTTAATAAAAGTGGGAACATTTAAAGTGTCTGCTTGGTTTAATGCAATTTCTGTAGTTGTTTGTACATCAAAAAGTGCAAGATTCCATTCGTTGACATTTTCATTTGCAGCATCATATGAACCAGATTCTAATCTAAAGTCATAAACTCTAGCAATACCTATCTCTTTACCAGGAGCATTTTCTTGATTAGTGCCAACTCTCTGATTTCTTAAACTTACTGCGTAAGTGTTTCCGATTCCAATACTTGGAGATCTATAAACAGTGTTAAGTCTAAAAGTTGGTCCTGTATTATAAATTATATTTTGATTTTGTAAAGTTTTTGTTGTTCTTGGTTTTTCAACGTCAAGGTAAGTAACTCCTAAAGATTCAATTTCATATCCTTTAACGTATGCTTTTCCTGGAGAAATTTTATATAATGCTAAATCATTTCTTGCATTCTCTCCACCTGGAGTAAATTGCCCTAAATTAAAAATACCATTGTTTCCAACGTTATCATTTAAAGAATTAACAACACTTAAATCAAATGCTTTTATATAATAGTGACCAGATTCATCAAAAGTTCTTCTTGCCAACATATCTTGAATATCAACATATCCAGGACCTCCACCAAGAGTTCCTCTTTTACGTGGAACCGTTTGAAGAACTCCATCAATTACAGTCGCAAGAAGAATAAAATTATCGTCGTTAAAATCGTCTAATGGTTTTTTAAATAAACTAGTACTAATTCTAAGTCGATCCGCACCAGGCGCAGCATAATTGTTGAATCCTTGAGAATTATCATTAAGAGTTTCGTCTAAATCTGAAGTAACGATCTCCTCATTAACAAACAAACCAATTCTATAACTAGGTGTGTTTGTATATTGATCAAGAACTAAAGTTTCTTTATTTACATTGACAAAATTTCCACGAATAAAATAAATTCCATTTTCAATTTGGAAGGAAGATCCGGTTGCAGCCGCACCAGAATCTAAAGTGGATGCAAATGGAGAATCTGGAGCAATCGTAGTGTTTCCTAATAATCCAGAAGCAATTGTTTCATTACAAGTCAGTAACTCACCATCAAAAAATTGTTGAGTAGAATTGTTTGATGTGCTAGAAGCAAGGTAGTTAATATATAAAGTTAAATTTCCTCTTTCAGAATCCTCTGGCAAAAGAATACTATCAACAAAAGCAGTTACTCCAGATCTCTGTCCAGTAATTTTTGTTCCAACCAATTGATCTACATAAGCAGATACAGGAACTCCTTGATAACTGTTTTGAAGCTGTACCGCATAATATATTTGACTATAACCGATATTTCCTGGAATTACCTTAGCACCCTCTTTGAAAAAGTGCTGCCCAAATCTTTCAATCTGATTCTGAAGAATCGATTGAAGAGTAGTTAGTTCTCGTGCCTGAACAGGATATCCAGGTTTGAACAATACCTTATGGTAGTCGTTCGCTGGATCAAAGTCGTCAAAATATGGCGATACGTTGAGGTTCGTCTGCTGTGGCATAATTCTTTAGAACTGCAAAATAACTTTTATGTCTTCCTTTTGGTTCGACGATCTAGTAATAGATGGTCTATTGTCAACGTAGATAATATTTCCAGAGTGTTTCTTAACCTCAGGATTGGCAATACCACTCGTAAAGCTTTGACCAAGATAGTATGTACGATTATTTATTACTGTAGATATACCTGTAAAATTGGTATCAATTGTTAGATCTGTTCCAGTTGAAGGAACAATCGTTAAACTACCCCCAGTTCCTGGACTAGAGGTAAACTCTGTGAGATCAAATCCATATGTTGGATTAGTTTGTGCAGTTCCCACAGTGTTAAATCCAGCAAGGCTTCTGTCTTGCCAGAATTTCAAAACACCAGTGGTTTGATCGTAACTAACTACTCTTCCAACAGCAGTTGTTCCTGTTGATACAGTTTGAGTAAAATAAGAATCAGCAACAAAGGTTGCCGTGCTATATCCAGTACCTACCAATCTCAACGCACTTGTTGCAGATGCTTTGTCTGACGTTAAAATTGTTGTCGATCCAAACTGTTGAGGATTTTCAACTAATCCAATTCTTGCAATTTGATTGCCAGTAATAAAATCCGGGTTTTGAATATCATTTTCAATTCTAGAATACATCAGAACGTTATACGCTCCAAGTTCTCTATAAATGTCAGCACCATGACCACCTTGAGGTGGAATGATAACATCAAATGTTGGTCTCGTTGTGCCTGTAGGAACTCCTCCAGCAACTATATCAATGTTGCCATAAGTATATCCAGAACCTTGATTAGAGATTGTTACTGAACTTACCTGTTGGTTTCCATCAACAACAATTGTGCATTCTGCACCAGTTCCATCACCTCTAATTGGAACTTCCGTATAAACACTATTTGCGGTTCCCAGACCAACTCCTCTATTAGTAATAGTGGCAATTTTGATAGATCCATCTACAGCATTATCTCTAACAGCAGCATTATCTGCAGATGTGCTCCAATCTGCAGGTACTGGCATGTATTGAGTAGATTCAAATTTTGCTACATCACTTGGAGTAATAGTGTAAAGATATTTCCAAATGTATCCATCACCACTAGTTCCTGCTGCTCTTGGTTCTAAATCAGTGAAAGTTGGCTCATCAAGTGAGGGTTGTCCAGTTGGATTATCTGGACTTGTTCCATTTTGTAGACAAATATAAACTCTGAAGTCACTATTCATTACAAAATAAGTTGACAAATACAGAGATGTTGATCCAGAAACAGCAGCTGTATTTGTTCTACTATAGTCATGTCGATACATGTCATAGGTCGTTCCAGAAGACCAAGATCTCTTAGGAACAACTTGCTTTACATCAGAACTAGTAATTTTTTTCAGAGCAACCATTGTATCCCAATAGTCATTCTCCTGATCAAAATTATCTTTTGGAGATGGAGGATCTTGATCCCAATCTGATTGATAATCAGCAGGGTTTGTCAGACCAACAAAAGAATAATAAGAGTTGCTAGAGTTTGTTACTCCAGCAACAAAATTTTTGGCATTTAATATTCTAATCTGATCAGTTATAATGGCAGCCATTTTGGACAGAGTTTTTCTTTATTTATTAACGATATTCTAGATATAATTTGTAAACTTCAGGAAATTAGATCTTACAACCATTGCTGATGTTGTAATACCTGATCCTTCAGTAAGTCCCACTCCAGATTGAGTATATGCATTATATGTATTCGTGTTACCACGATCAACAACTTCAATTTTACCCCAACTAAATTCACCCAACCCATCTCCAGATGTTGTTATTCCAGAGTAACCAGATGCAAACTGATCTACATCAACAAACAATCTTCTAACATTAGTTGTAACTCCAGAGACACTTGTTGTTAAACCTTCAACTCTAGCAACTTGATAAACATTATCTGCAAAAGAAGTTCCGACACCTACAATACTTCCAGTATCATCAAATGATGTTACTGTTGTTACTGAGACACCAACATTAGATTTTCTTACTATGAAGTAATCATATTGCTCAATTGATGTGATGGTAACTGCTGTTCCTGTGAGATTACTATCTCTGAGGAATGAATCATATGGAATATGAACATCAAAGATTAATTGAGTTGTTCCAATCCCAACAGATGTAGAACCAAATCCTACAATAATACCACTGTCTCCATAGTAGTTGTTAACAGAAACTTCTTCCTCTGTGTATCCAGGAGGAGAGAAGAGAACCGTTGGTGGATTTGTATTAGTATAACCAACACCAGGATCGGTGATTGCAACACCTGTTACTGTTCCACCTGCACTAATGCTCACGGAACCAAATGCTCTTGATGCAGAAGTATAACCGAAACTTACTGTTGCTGTTGAATATCCAATTCCACCATCTGAGATAACGACAGAGGAAATAGTTCCGAGTCCAGACACCACAGCAGTTCCAGCAGCACCAGATTTTTGCTCTTGAGCAATGAACTTGATTTTGTTTTGGAAAGTTCTAGTGCTTGCTTCGTTTCTACCGTCAAATAGAGGTCTCAAAGTATCCACATAAATTGCGGTAGATCCAACTCCAACAGATTTAATGATGTATGCACTTGGATTAATTACTGGTTCATAGAGTTCTCTATCTTTACCCTGTGGAATTTGATCAATAATCTTGTCTTCAGTTTGTCTACACCAGGTTACAGGTCTGACCAAAGTTACATCTTCAGTTTTTCCTGGACCATGATATGGATTAGTTTCAACAGTTCCTGTAGACAAGATATTAAATACACTTCTAACATCTTCTTCCAAGTAATCTGGTTGATCAGAGAAAGGTTCTAGTTGTAAAGTGTCTCCTCTCTTCACAGTTTCAATAACATTTCTGAAAATAACATCACTATCACCGTTTCCTTTGTAGAAAATAATCTTTGCTTTATCACCAACTTTTAATGCTTCAGAGAAGGTTATAATACTACCACCAGTAAATTCATATCCAACACCAGGAACTTGTAATACATCATTTACGAATACAAGAAGAACATCTTGTACATCAATTTTTGATCCTGGGGAAGACACAATAGAAATAATTGATCCACCATTCTTTAAGGTAAATTCTCTTGTTTCACCATCAATAAATTCATCGATGGGATCAAGAATTTGCAAAGTACCCAAAGACCATCCAGAGAATTCATCACTAATTACTTCATCAATAGTAAGTTGGAACTCATTTCCAGAATAAGAGGGTGTAGTTGGAATACCTATTGTTCCACCGATAGCAACAGTTAAAATCTGATCATTACCGTATCCATATCCAGAATTGACGATTTCAAAATCGATGACACTAGAACCCTGTCCAACGATAATATCAACTGTTGCCTCAGTTCCAACTCCAGAAGCAGAAGAAGAACTATAATGCAAACTCATATTTGAATATGAGAGAGGATCATCAATTACAACGAATGGTTGGTTGGTTGCAGTGTATCCAGTTCCAGGATTTGTAATTGCAATACTTACAATATGACCACCTTCAATTGCAGCAGTTCCGATAAACTCAATATTTCCAGTTCCGGTACTAGATGTACCAACACCAACGTTAACCGTGGTTTGAATGCCAGATCTATATCCAGATCCACTGTTACCAATACTGATGGATTCAATTGTTCCTGCAGCAGATACGATAGCAGTTCCTCCAGCAGCAACTAAGGGTTGATATCCAAATCCTTCGGTGGATCCAACGGAAACTATGATTCCACCTTTAGGGAAACTGGAAATTCCAACATCTGGTCCAAGAGGAGATTGTGGTGAAGTTCCAACAAAAGTTACTGAAGTAATACCAGAAGATTGTTGTAATGTATAATCTTCTTGAGATCCAGGAACTTGGAAAATGTCATTTATAAGAATTACGGCATTTTCATCAACAATTCCTGTAATGTTAGAACCTTCTTGCTTTAATGCAAACTCATTTTCAGTTCCAGTAAACTGATCGGATACGTTATCAAAAATATAATTCCTAGAGTATGACGCATCTGATCCATTTTCTAGTCCAGATTTCATGAAAGATCTGCCTTGGAAAGTGGAGGAACTTGTAATTCCTGTCCAATCTCTTTCATCTGGAGGATTGGTGGCAGTTCCAATCGGGGTATTTCCAAAAGGTGCTTCAGCAAAATTGAGATGATTATTGACAATATTATAGTTACCAGTAATTTTAGTAACCAAATCTCCAGTATTTCCTACACCAGATGGTGTTCCCAACCAAGATCTACGAACTCTAATGGCATTTGTTTTACCTATGCCGATACCTTCAATCTTCATTATCTCATTACCAATCTTAATTAAGTCCGCACCAAAGAATGATGTTATTCCAGTGAACTCAATAATTTCTGCAAGTGCGCTAAAGTTTGTAGACAATCCAGTTGTGACTGCAGTAGCAACAACTGGAGATTGAATCACATTATCAATAGCAACAACAACCTTTGCATTTTGATTTGTTGCCACAAATCTATGCGAAGTTCCAATACCAACACTTTCAAGGTCTACGACGACTGGAGTGCTCTTAAGTGCATTTTCTGCACTGGTTGCAATCTTAATTAAATTATCATCAACTTTAACTGCATAGAGATTTTCATCTGGGAGGAATGTGGTGTTTGCTGCTCCAACAAAACTAGTTGTTGCGATACCAATAGCAGATGCTGCTGTTCCAACGTGATTATATGAAATTTTTTCACCAGATACAAAGAAGTGATTAGGAATTTTAATTGTATCTGCATTAATATCAACAATTGTAGAGTTATTTCCTAAGAAATATCTTTCAAAAATTCCGTCAGTTTTGTGCGTTAATCCAAACTCTCTCTTGATGTCACTATCAGTTCCTGTATATGAACCAAGTTCAGTAATAATAGATCCATTTGTAAAGTCAATTGAACTTGGGTTATTTTCATTTAAAACATCAAGTCTAAGAGAATTTTTAAATACAGTGACTACAGTATCAATACTAGGGATTGGTGTAAACGTAAGAGATGCTTTTCCGTTGGAATCAATAGCAGCACCCATGGTTCCTAGACCAGCAGAGCTCTCTAGATTTGCGTATTCCGCAAAATAGATGTCATATGGATTTGCAGCATCTACAAAATTGTCAACTACAACAACCTCAGACAACTGAATTCTATTATTAGTAGTATCAGTCACCTGAACAATGAAGTATCCTCCATCATCATCAGTGGCATAATCAGAAATTGTGGTAACTCCAGGAGATCCTGATGCAGATATTGATGTTGTTCTAGCATCAAGTGTTGCTCGTATTATGTTGGTTGTAGATATTCCTGTCGATGTATGAGTTGCAAGACCAACAAAAACAGTATTGACAGCACCTGTGGTTGCAATTCCTACACCTGGATGGAAAGTAATATTCAAATTAGATCCATCATCACTTGCAGAGTAAGTTCCTAATCCAGAAGAAGATGCTGCTGTTACACCTTCAGCAGTCAATCTGCCAAATTCAAGTAGATCAATAGTTGTTCCATCATTAATAACATTTAATTCAACCATCTCATATAGATTAGTTTTATTAATGTCAGGAGTTATATTGACCAACACTTTGGTTGAAGTGTATGTGTTTGCAATTGAGACAATGGTAGCATTAGATCCAGACGAAATCTCAGTGCTCTTAGTTTCAATCTTTGCGACTGAACCAAATGTAGTTGTCCCAATTCCGGTAGCAATACCACTTAAATTGTATGAAAGTGTTGTAAGATCATAATCATTAACTGATGATTTAGTTGGATAGAATAATAATTGTCCCTCAGTTCCAGAAATACTAAAATCAAACGATCCTTGATCGTAGGTTGACTCTACTCTACCATATTGATTTAAGAATCCAACAGATCCATTATGAACTAAATCAACAATCATTAATTGTCTTTGTCCTGTAAATCTTTTATCTCTTATATAAGTGATATACTTTTGAGCTTTTATTGCATCAAGATCAAACGTGTCTACAACACTAAAAGGAGTTGGTCTTGGATCACTGTTAAATTGACCACTGATGTCATCAATAGACAGAACTCTATTTCCAATTGATTCAAAATAATCTGTAAGGATTCTGTTTTTGAATATAATTTGATCAGATATAAATGGAGATCCAATGCTGTTCTCTGTTGCTAAATCAAAGTCATGAACACAATGAAGATTTCCAAAAGAATCGATGTGATTGACTATAGAAATTCCATCAGATGCTATTCCAACATTCATGGAACTCGTATCAGTGGTAGATTCTAATTGATAATCTGCAAACTTTCTGTATCCTAAAGTATGATTGAGTGAAGAAACTACGTCATTCCATTCATCATATGGAATTTCAGATTTCAGAGAATATGAGAAGTTTTGATAATAATCATTATCTTGAACTCTTTGAAGGTTGTTATTTAAGAATCCAGATTTGGTTTGTGATCCAATATTTACTTTAGATGAAGAATCATAATCAATATAAGTTTCAAATGCTTTTATTGTAGTTGCTATTCCAACAACACTGGATGATTGTCCAGTAATTTCTTCTCCAACAACAAAATTGTCAGTTGAAGAAATGTGTAAAAGTCCTAATTGGGCATTCCATTTTTCAACAATTCCTGTTGCAGAATTTGATTTAACTTCTTCTCCAATAATATAATTACTTGTTTCTGTAACTATATCAAAGATTGGGAAATGTTTTTGTGCAGTTATTCTGCCTGCAGAATTGACTGTATTATATTGTCCAGGAGTTTCACCTTGATTGATGAATCCATCCATACTAAAAGTAACAAATCCAATTCCACCAAGATTTTCTACAACACCAACAACATCAAACAACTTGTAATTGTAATTTTTAGAGTCAAAACCTTTTCCAGTTGACCCGACACCAACACTGGTATTTTCTACCAAGAGTTTATCACCAGTAGCAAATGGGAAAATATTGACTGTACTAAACCCAACAGCTAACTTTGCTGTTGCAAGTTTAGTAGAAGAATCATATGTAATAGTAGTAATGCCAACACCAGAGTCAGTAAGGGTTGGAATAATTGATGGAGTTACACCTGAAAGTCTATTTGTATTTTTAATAATGGTAACTCTATTATCCCCAGGTGTCATCTTCAAGATAACATCATCAATAACCTTCTTGGTAGAACCATCAACAACAATAAGTTCTGGAGGTAAACTAAATCCTCTTCCAAACGAAGAAATTCCAATCTCACCAAATGAATACAGTGCGTTAATCTTGACTGCTTGTGGGAAGAGAAGTCTTGGTTTTAATGTATTATCTGCTGGGAAGTTAAATCCAATATCATCTATCTTTGTTGACTTGATTATTCCAATAGTAGAACTAGTTGCTTCAAATACAGCACCTGATCCAGCAGTTCCGTCTACAGTGGTTATACCTGGAAGTGAGAAATAGTTTCTACCTGGATTGATTATTTGTACCTTCGCAACAGGTCCATCGGTATGATCGCAATCTGTTTCGTAATTGATTTGAGATGATGTTGTTGCTGCATAAGAAACTGCTTCGGGTTTTTCACCCAAGGTATAAGTAAACGCAGTGGGAGTTGTTACAATTATTGGATGATTTCCATTAAACTCACTTTCTTTTGCATTTAGTTCAGTTGCAGAAACAACTTCAGTATCGACAAATACTTCAGATTTTACTTCTGGCAAATCTGCATCATATACAAGATCAAACTTGTAGTATAAAATCTCTGGAATATTATCTGTTACTGATAAAACAGATTTTCCACCAGCAGTTCCAACTTTTCCTGATTTTACATATTCAAAAGTTGTACTATCAGATGATTTTTCCCAAATTTGAGTGTGGTTTTTATCTGTGTAGAAATTTAAATCAAATGCAGGATAAGTCGTTCCAAATTTTGTAAATCCGAGAGATGTATCGGAAAGATCAAATGTTATTGTAGAATTTTTGTAGAATGTTAATGGTGGATTAATTGGACTAATAGTTCCACCAGATGTTCCAGTGCTTGCAATTCCAACGGTAATGGGATCATCTAATGTAGTGTCATAATATGAATTTGACAACCTAACAGTATTTCTGTCAATTCTTGTAATATAATAGATTGAATTATCTGTAAGACCCTCTGAAACATCTGTAGCAGTATATACTACTTTTTCTCCACCTTTGAATCCATGATCAGTAAGTGTGATATTTCCGTTAGAGGTATCTACACCAGTATTCGTAAAATCTAAGGGATTAACAATAATTCTTCTATTAAAGTCATCATACTTAAACGTTACAGTTTTAGTATCAGCAGGATTTACAAATACATCAACTTTATGTGGACTACTCAATCCATGAGTCGATGCTGTGGATACAGTTACTGTATTTTTGTTTAAGGTGCCTGTTATAACAGTGTGATTCGTAGTGAAACTATGAGTATCACCTATTCCTACTCCTTTTATGAATAGTGTTGAGGAATTCCTATCAGCAACCCCTACAAAGGTCCCAGTCGTTCCTAAACCAACTCTTACGGTTGCGATACCAATCAGATCATCATTTATCTTCGCAACAAAGAATTGCTCTCCATTTGTTAATGTTGTGCCAATTCCAGCATTGCTTTCATCTTCAACATATAGTCCAGTTCCACCACTACCTGGTGAATAGGTTACTAAATCTCCAGTTCTAAAATTATGCCCTCTGAAATAAAGTGATTTTGTTGGGATGAATTTTTGAGTTATTCCTGCTCCAGGATTGGAGAAAGAAATAGTTATCCCTATTCCGACTCCAGCAGTAGTTCCAAGTCCAACTGTTTCAACTGGATTGAAATATACTTGCTCATTAACTCTAAAATTGTAGTCAGTTTTATATCCTACTTTAACAGTTAATTTTCTAGGGTCTTCAAATATGTGCTTGCCAATTGTATGTGAAGTTGAAACAGTCCCATCAACTGCTCTTAAAACTCTTATTCTAGAAGATAATTTGTCTACATTAAGAACTTTTACTCTTTCAGTTCCTGCAGAAATAATATCATTCTCTCTAATTTTGTCAGAAGAGAGATCACCAACTAAATTGAAGAACGTTACAAGTCCAGTTACGCCATCTGTTCCTATCGCAACTCCCGTTGTTCCTACACCTGCGATGGTGAATCTGCTAGTAGATACTCCGGCTAGATAAGATCCCTCAATTCCAGTTCCTGTTGTTGATACTCCAGAAATAGAAACTATCTCAGTATTGAGATATTTGTGGGGATGAGCACTAACAATTTCATATTCTCCAGATTTAGAACCGGGATAAATTTCTACATTTTCTATTATGCTGCTTGCAACACTTATACGATCTACAGATTTTCCTTTGACTCTACTGATCTTAGCATATGCACTGTCACCACCTGTATTATCATTATTGAATACTAAACTCTCACCTACCTTATATCCATCTCCAGCAGTAACAATACCAACTCCATTAACGGTTCCAGGTGCAGTAGAAGTTACAGTTACAGTTTGATTTAACTTGTTTGGAATGAAAATATACGGATATTCTGAGTCTTCCTCAATAAGATTGAGTGGATCAGTGTTTCGACGTAAATCACTAGATTCAAATGAATATTGATCCTGAACAGATGAATTAAAGAAATTAAACTCAATTGGAATAGAGTGATAATTGTGTCCAATAATATAAGGAAATACTGGTTTTTTATATTTTTCAAATACTCCAGATGATTCTGCAAAAGAATCATTAATTGTCATGAAGTATGCATAAGTTCCCTGAGGATAATCTGGGGTTACACAGAATCTTCCGTTGTTTTCGTCAAGAACACTTTCATCAGACACATTTTTATGTGTATAATCTTGAATGAAAAATCCCTCTGGAAAAATAGTAGTGGATGGTCTGTTGGGTTTAAGATCCAGAGAATATCCAGATTTCATTGTGTCAACAACTCCACCACTCTTTCCAGAATATCCATATGGTCCATAAATTGGATTTCCATCATATGCAAATCCCAAAATTGGTGAGTGTTTCGTGGATTCTACCTCAATGCTGTTAACTCTACGAAGATCACTTTCACCATATTGAATGTTTCCTTCAGAATCTATTGCATAATTAGTTTCTCTGAAAACTCTAGGAGCATATAGATGCGAATATTGAAGTTCATTAGTTCCTGATACTATAACTCCATCATCAGCATCAAAATAAGGGAAATTCTTTTGGAACAGGTTGACATTCCAAGTTTTGAGTTTTGATGTAAAGACAGCATCAATATCATTTTCACCTGCATCCAAAATTGTGATAACTGTATCTTCTTCAGTATATCCACCACCGGGTTCGATTACTTTTACTTCAGAGAGTGCTCTATTTACCATGATGGGAACTAGAACCGCACCTACACCAGGTCCATCAATTATAATGTCTGGAGTTGACGTATAATCTGATCCAGAATTTAAAACAACAACTTGAGAAATTCTTCCGTTTGAAATAACTGGTCTTACCTGAGCATTTTTTCCTTGCTGAACTGTAATTTGTGGTTGGTGCTGATAATTTAAAATTTCAGATGAACCATATCCAACTCCTCCGTTTTCGATATGAACACCCGTTATAGATCCTCTAAAAACAGGTTCTATCTCTGCCTTAAAGGTCTCTAATCCAATAGATGAAATTCCTACCTCACCAGAAACAGTAACTGCTATATCAGGATAGTTAAATACGTGAGTTCCTACTCCAACAGATTCTAAATTAACATACTGTTTGGTTCTATAGAAGTATTCTTTATCAGAACTTACTCCAACAGATGATAACTTAAATGAGTTTTGATCAATTGTTGTTACATAATATTCCTGATTAACATTAAGTCCGGTAACTGGTGTTCCTACACAAGTATACTTAATTAACTCTCCCGTATTGTAATCATGATTGGTGATGGAAATCGTATCAGCTGCAGTATTGATTCCTGTTGCAGCAGGAGTAGTTTTCTTTTTATTTTCGTATCCAGATCCACCGTTAACAACATTAATTGCACTAATTACTGATTTTTTATTTACTGACTGAAGTGAGTGTCTACCTATTCCAAAATCAGTTAAAAATACGGTGTTTAATCCAACGATAGCATCTTCTTGTGTTTTATGTAATCTAACTGTTGTATTATCAATTACAGAAACAAAATAAGAAGAGTTAGTAACTATACCTGCAACTCCTTGCTGATCACTAGTTTTATAAATGACCTGTTCTGCATTTCTAAACTTGTGATAGGTAGAAAATCCAATCCTAGATTGTGTAGAGGAAATACCAACAACAACCTCAGCAGATACAATATCTGTGGCAAACTCAGGAGCATGATCAATTAGTTTCATGTCAACTTGACATAATGCACCTTCT